AGCGGCTTCTAGTTTGTTATCAACACTTTCTTCTTGGGGAAGTAATCATAAATTATCAGGTATAGCTTATCTCGCATTAAGATTTAAATGGAATCAAGATGCATTTCAAGGCATTCCAAAAATACAAGCTGTTGTTCAAGGTAAAAAAGTTGTTTCTTATAATTCATCTTTAGTAGCACAAACTGCGGCACACTCATCAAATCCAGCATTTTGTTTATTAGATTATTTAACGAACGAAAGATACGGCAAAGGTTTATCTACAAATGATATTGATCTACAAAGTTTTTATGATGCTTCTGTTGTTTGTGAAACGCAAGTAACGCCTTATAGCGGTGGTAGTGATATAAACATATTTGATACTAATACAGCTTTAGATACATCAAAAAAAGTAATAGAAAATGTAAGAGAGTTGATTAAAGGTTGTAGAGGTTATCTTCCTTTTGTTCAAGGTAAATACAAATTAATAATAGAAACAACAGGATCAGCTTCAATAACTTTAGATGAAGATAATATTATAGGTGGTTATAGTCTAGCTAGTCCAAATAAAAATAATAAATATAATAGAGTTATAGTTTCTTTTGTTAATCCTGATCGTAACTATCAAGTAGATGAAAGGGCATTTCCACCTATTGATGATTCAGGATTACCGAGTGCAGATCAACACGCAACAATGAAAACTGCTGATGGTGGATTTTTGTTAGAGGGCAAATTTGATTTCCGTACATTAACTAGCCCTTATCAAGCAGAAGAAATGGCTGAGATCATTTTAAGAAGATCAAGAAGTGCATTAGGATTACAAATAAATGTTTCTTTTGAAGCATATGATTTAGCGATTGGCGATATTGTAAATATTACACATAGTTCACTTGGTTTTTCAGCAAAACCTTTTAGAGTTCTCTCAATAACTTTTAATGAAGATTTTACTATTAGTTTAATTTTATCTGAACATCAAGACGCACATTACACGTGGGCTACTAAAACGCAAGCAACAGCAGTCCCCTCAACTAATTTACCAAACCCTTTTGTTATTCAGCCGCCAGCAAGTGTAACATTAACAGACCAACTAATTTCTTATAACGATGGAACTGTAATTGTAGCTTTAGATATTGCCATAGGCGCAAGTCCCGATAGTTTCGTAAACTATTATCAGGTTGAATATAAATTAAATTCAGATAGTGATTTTATTATTTACGCACAAGGTTCAGGGTTAAGCCATCGAGTATTAAACGTAATAGATCAACAAGTTTATGATGTAAGAGTAAAAGCAGTAGGAATAGGTGGTGCTTCTAGTACTTATACATCTGCACAAAGAACCATAGTAGGAGCAACAGACCCTATCTCAAACGTAACTGATTTTTCTTGTAATATTTTAGGAAACGAAGCGCATTTATCTTGGGAAGCGGTAACAGATTTAGATTTAGCTTATTATCAAATAAGATATTCAACATTAACTACAGGTGCAGAATGGCAAAACTCAGTATCATTAATTGAAAAAGTATCAAGACCAGCAACCTCAGTAACAGTGCCAGCTAGAGTAGGTTCTTATTTAATCAAAGCGGTAGATAAATTAGGTAACTTTTCTTTACAAGCAACAGTAATAGCAACTAACGTAACAGCTATTGGAAACTTTAATAATGTTGCAAGCGCCACAGAATCGCCAAACTTTACAGGAACTAAAACAAACTTAACTTTAGCTAGTGATTTATTAAGACTTACTGATTTAGCACAAACAGGAACTTATGATTTTGCTAGTGTTATTGATATTGGTGCAATTCACACATCTAGGGTTACAGCTTCATTAACACAATTTTCAGAAGATCCTACTGATTTATTTGATTCTAAAGCTGGATTATTTGATGCGGC